AGATTTGGCCGATAAGTACGCCGAGGCGTATCAGGGTCACTACGGGATCATCCCGCTAGATGATTACCCAGACGGGTTTAAGGTGCAGAAAGACGCTGCTGCGTACGCCGACAGCCTGCTGACGTTTGTGAAGGGCATCCGTGGCGACCTGCCGAAAAACACCGATTTGCAGAACATCATTGACGAGATCGTGGGCGAAATTGCCTCCCTTTCGTACAAGTTGGAGCGTTTTAAATAGTGCAAATTGAACAAATCGGGATCGCCACCCTGATCCCGTTTGCTAAAAACAGCCGCACACATAGCGACGCACAGGTAGCCCAGATCGCGGCCAGCATCCGCGAATTTGGGTTCACCAACCCCGTATTGATAGACGAGGCCAACGGCATCATTGCCGGTCACGGGCGCGTCATGGCTGCCCGTAAGTTAAAACTGACCGAGGTGCCGTGCATACGCCTTGCCCACCTTTCGGACGCCCAAAAGCGGGCTTACGTCATTGCCGACAACAAGCTTGCCCTTAATGCCGGCTGGGATGAGGCTATGCTCAAACTGGAGTTGGCCGACCTAAAGGCGCTAAACTTTGACCTTGACCTAACGGGCTTTGACACAAACGAAATAGACGCCCTATTGGCCGAAAAGGGTACGGAGGGGTTAACTGACCCCGATGCCACCCCAGAGCCGCCCGTGGAGCCTGTCACGCGCCTTGGCGACGTATGGGTATGCGGCCAACACCGGGTAATGTGTGGAAGCGCAACATCCGTTGATGACGTTCAACGGTTGATGGCAGGAGCGTCGCCCGATTTGATTCATACCGATCCCCCGTATGGCATGAACGCGGTAACGAAAAGTTCCGTTTTGAAAGAGCGATATAAGACAGACATTATTGGCGATGACAACGCGGAAACCGCCAAAGACGCATTTCGGTTGATATTTGGGTTGTACCCAGACGCCAAGCACATCTGGTGGGGCGCAAACTATTATGCTTCCGCATTGCCTGACAGCGAATGCTGGCTGGTATGGGACAAAAATAATGGGCAAAGCGACCAAACCGATTGCGAGTTGGCATGGGCAAATTTCCGAAGCGTCGTGCGCCAATTTACGCAAGCCAGCGAAAAAACGAACCGAGTGCATCCAACGCAAAAGCCGGTCGCGTTGATGGAATGGATTATTAAGCGGTTTAAGATTTCGGCCACAACGATTGCCGACTTCTTCGGCGGGTCAGGATCAACCCTGATCGCAGCCGAAAAAAATCAAATTACTGGATATATCATGGAGTTAGATCCAGTATTTGTGGACGTAATTGTAAAACGGTGGGAAAACTTCACCGGCCAAAAGGCCGTGCTGGAATCTACTGGCGAACCGTTCAAGGCCGCGGCATGAAACGCAAGGAAACGCGCATTAGCGAACGCACCGGCCAACCCAAGCAAGGCCACCAAGGAGAAGGCGGCGGTCGCCCCCCGTTTGAGATTGATTATGAAGCTGTTAAGAAGCTGGCAGGCATCCAATGTACGCAGACCGAAATCGCCGCGTGGCTTGGTTGTCACGTTAATACGCTGCTAACCGACGAGAAGTTTATGGAGATTTATAAAAGCGGCATGGAAGGCGGCAAAATGTCGCTGCGCCGCCACCAATGGCGGGCGTTAGAGGAAGGCAACACGACCATGCTGGTGTGGCTTGGCAAGCAATACCTCGGCCAACGCGAGAAGAACGAGCTAACTGGCGCTGATGGCAAGGATTTGGTCATTACATGGCTGCCGCCCCAGTAGTTATACCCTACGCCCCGCGTAAGGTTTTCATGCCGTTCCATGAGCGCACCCAACGGTGGGCGTGTCTTGTAGCTCATCGGAGAGCTGGGAAAACTGTCGCAGCCGTTAACGACATTATTCGTGCGGCTATGTTTGCCAAAAGCCCAAACCCTTTGTATGGCTATTGCGCCCCGTACCGCTCGCAAGCTAAATCGGTCGCATGGGATTACTTTAAGTTTTACGCCGCCCCTGTCACCCGTGACGTAAACGAATCCGAGTTAACAGTTGAGTTAGTCAACGGTGCCAAGATCAGGCTGTTCGGCGCCGACAACGCTGACGCGATGCGCGGCCTAGGCTTTGACGGCCTTTACCTAGACGAATATGGCGACTTTCGGCCTAGCGTGTTTGGGAACGTCTTGAGGCCGAGTTTGAGCGACAAAACCGGATGGTGCGTTTTCGGAGGCACTCCGAAGGGGCGTAATCAGTTTTGGGACATTTACGAAACCGCCACTCGTCTCCCTAGCGAGTGGTTCCTGTTGCGCCTGCCCGCCTCATCCAGCGGGATTCTCCCGGCGACCGAGCTAACCGCCGCCAGAGCGCAGTTGGCCGAGGATCAGTACCTACAGGAGTACGAGACTTCATTTGAAGCCGCAATCCTCGGCGCTTTTTTTGGCAAGGAAATGCGAGAGGCAGAGCAGCAGGGACGCATCTGCCAAGTGCCATACGACCCGAATTACCCTGTGTACACCGCGTGGGACTTGGGTTATCGGGACGACACCGCCATTTGGTTCTATCAGATCGGGCGCGGGGAAATCCGCGTTATAGACTTCCACGCTGTCTCTGGCGCTGACATCTACGATATTGCCGAAACGGTGACGCAGAAGCCGTACCGTTACGCCAAACACTACTTGCCGCATGACGCCAGAGCCAAGAGCCTACAGACGGGCAAAAGCATCATTGAGCAATTGGCGACGCATCTGGATGTCGCCAAGCTGGCCGTGGTTCCTGACATTGGAGTGCAAAGCGGCATCCAAGCGGTGCGTATGATGTTGCCGCGTGTGTGGTTTGACGGCGAGAAGTGCCGCGAGGGCATTGAGGCGTTGCGCCAGTACCAACGCGAATACGACGAAGATAAGAAAGCCTATAGACAGTCACCGCGCCACGATTGGACATCGCACCCTAGTGACGCTTTCCGAATGCTTGCGGTATCATACGCCGAACAGGCTGACAAGACCCCGACCCTTGAGCCTAAACCGCTGATCGTCGGGCCAGAGAACACCGTAACTCTTAACGATATGTGGGCGGTTCACGACCGCCAAGGCTCTCGGAGGGCAAGGATATGAGCGTAAACAGTCCCACTCGGTACAACTACGTTGCCGTAGCCGCTACGAGCAGCAGCACGTTTGGCACGGCAGGCGCATACCTGCACAGCGTAGTGGTTAACGTTGCCAGCAACACCGAAGCAACGGTCATTGTTAGCGATGGCGCAACGGAATTGGTAAAGATTCCGGCCACGCAGGCCGCTGGCGTGTATGTGATCCCGTTGGAAGTTGGCACCAAGGGCCGCATTACCGCGACTTGCTCGGGTAACTCCAACTGCCGCGTTGTCGGCTTGTTCAGCGATTACGTATGAACCGTAAGCCGGGGCTGTACGCGAACATTCTCGCCAAGCAAGAGCGCATCAAGGCTGGCTCGGGCGAGCGTATGCGTAAGCCCGGTGACCCCGGTGCGCCGACTGCCAAGGCGTTCCGCGAGTCAGCCAAGACGGTCAAGAAGGAAAACAAGTGAGCGCAGCGTGGCAGCGTAGCGAGGGCAAGAACCCAAAGGGCGGGCTAAACGCCAAGGGTCGCGCTTCCTACAAGGCCGAAACGGGCGGCACGTTGAAGCCCCCGGTAAAAGCTGGCGACAACCCCCGCCGCGCCTCGTTCCTCGCCCGCATGGGCAATATGCCGGGGCCGATGGAAAAGAACGGCGAACCTACGCGCTTGGCTCTTGCCCTCAAGGCATGGGGCGCAGGCAGCAAGGCAGAGGCCAAGGCGAAAGCCAAGGCAATCAGCAGTCGTAACGAGAGGAAAGCCTGATGGACGTATTGGTACAGCCGGAACTGAACAAGTACCTCCGCATCATCGGGCAGTACGACAACGAATTTGCCAAGTGGACAGCGCGTACCAAGAAGATCATCAAGCGTTACCGCGACGATACCCGTGGGCAGACGCTGACTGAATCGGCCAAGTTCAATATCCTTTGGTCAAACGTGCAGACGCTACGCCCTGCCGTCTACGCCAAACTCCCCAAGGCTGACATTGGCCGCCGCTTTGGTGACAACGACCCCGTTGGCCGCGTGGCAGGACAACTGCTAGAACGCGCCATTGATTTTGAAATTGAGCATTACCCCGATTACCGCTCAACTATGTCTTACTGCGTAGAGGATCGGTTCCTCGGTGGACGCGGCACGGCATGGGTACGTTACGAACCGCACACCGCCCCTATCGGCATTGAGGATGACGGCGTATCGGTTACCGGCGACATTGAGCAGGGCGAGGGCGCACCGCCGCAGATGGAGCGCATAGAGTACGAATGCGCCCCGGTAGATTACGTCCATTGGCGTGACTTTGGTCACAGTACCGCCCGCACATGGGAAGAAGTCGGACAGGTATGGCGCTGGGTTTACATGACCCGCGAGGCGCTCGTAGAGCGTTTTGGCGAGGAAATGGCGGCCAAGATACCGCTAGACCAAGGCCCAGAGCCGCTGAACGCTTACAACGAGAACAAGCGTCTTTATAACCGCGCAAAGATTTGCGAACTGTGGGACAAGGAAACCCAGAAGGTTTACTGGTTCTCAAAGGGTATGCCGCAGATCATTGATGTGCGTGACGACCCGCTCGGCCTTGAGGGTTTCTACCCCTGCCCGCGCCCGCTGTATGCCACCACGACTAGCGACACGCTCGTACCCGTTCCCGACTTTGTGCTGTACCAAGATCAGGCGATGGAGTTGGACATCCTCTCCGACCGCATTGACGGCTTGGTGAAATCGCTGCGTGTGCGTGGCGTATACGACGCCAGCCAGCCTGCCCTGCAACGCCTAATGACGGAGGGCGACAACAATGCACTTATACCAGTTGATAAGTGGATGGCTTTCAGCGAGAAGGGCGGCCTTAAAGGCAGCATTGACCTTCTCCCGCTGGACACGCTCGCCAACGCCCTCCTCAACTGCTACCGCGCCCGAGAGGACATCAAGAGCCAAATCTACGAAATCACGGGCATCGCAGACATCATCCGAGGCGTCTCGGCAGCCTCAGAAACGGCCACGGCGCAACAGATCAAAGGCCAGTACGCAGGATTAAGACTGCGCTCTATGCAGGAGGAGGTGGCGATGTTTGCCGCCGAACTCATCCGGCTGAAAGCACAGGTCATGTGTATGCACTACCAGCCAGAGACGATTCTGGCGTATGCCGCTGCCGAGCAGATGACCCCGGCGGATCAACAATTGATCCCGCAGGCGCTGGAACTAATCCGTAACAAGCCGTTGCGTAGCTTCCGCATAGACATTGCCTCTGACTCGCTTGTGATGCTGGACGAGAACCAGAACAAGCAGGATCGGCTGCAATTCCTACAGGCGTTTGGTGGGTTCCTCGCCCAAGCACTCCCGGTTGGTCAGGCGTCACCCGAAATGGTGCCGATGATGATGGAGTTGCTGCGCTTTGGTATGCAGGCGTTTAAGGCTGCCCGCCCGATTGAGGGGCAGATTGACGCAACCTTGCAACAGTTGGCACAGGCCGCCCAACAGCAGCAGCCTGATGGCGAGCAACAGGGCAAGCAAGCCGAGTTGCAGCAGAAGGGTCAAATGGAGCAGGGCCGTATGCAGATGGAGGCGGCGCTACAGCAGGCCAAGCTGCAACAGCAGATGCAGATGGAGCAGCTGAAGAACCAGACCAAGATGGCGATGGAGCAGCAAAAGCAACAGTTTGAAGCGCAGTTGGAAGCCATGAAGCTGCAAAGTCAGCAGGAAGCGGCCAAGTACAAGGCTGACATGGACGCCCAGACGCGGCTCATCATCGCGCAGATGAACAAAACCCTACCCCCAACCACGTTTAACCAATGAAACGCACCTACGTTTTTATTGATGGCGAGTTTGTGGAGCGTCGGAAGGACGCCAAAGGGCAGTACCACTACGTTCAGCCAGACATTCAGCCATACAAAAGCATGGTTGACGGCAGCATGATCACCTCACGCTCGCAGCACCGCCGCCATTTGAAGGCGCACGGTTGTGAGGAGGTAGGCAACGACGATCCCGCTAAACACATACGGCAGGAAAAGCAGTCAAACGAGCGTTTGGAGCGCCTCAAGCACGAGGTGAACAATCGCATGACTAACGAACAAGCTGACCGAATCATTAGGCAGTTGCGCCAAGAGATTAATTTCACCAATCCCCACAGGAGAGGCTAATGGACGTTGAGAATCAGGAAGCCCCACAGGCTGAACCGATTGACCGCAGGGCAATGCTGGAGGAACAGCTTGAGGCTGCCGAGCGTGGCGAGCCGATTGAGGCCAGATCACGCGATGAGGGCGGGCGTTTCGCTAAACCCTCCAAAGTGGAGGCAGAACCCGAGGTAGAGGAAGAAGAACCGCCGGTATGGCGTCGTCCTCCTGCGTCGTGGAAAAAGGATTTCCATGAGGTTTGGCAGAAAGCCGACCCCAAGATGCAGGAATACGCATGGCAGCGTGAGGAGCAGATGCGAGCGGGCGTGGAACCGCTGCTCTCCAAGGCGCAGTTTGCCGATGCGATGCAGGAAGCCATCAGCCCTTACATGAACACGATTCAAGGGCTTGGCTTGCAGCCAGAAAAAGCTGTTGCCGCGTTGATGGAAGCTGACCACAAGCTCCGTAACAGCGACCCGCAGACCAAAATGCAGTATTTCGCGCAGTTGGCGCAGAGTTACGGCATCAACTTGGGCGCAATGCAGGGGCAAGCCCCCACAGCAGCGCCAAACAGCGTTGATCCGATGGTTTACCAACTGCAAAACGAACTGAACAAAGTCCGTGGCGAGGTCATGGGCTGGAAACAGCAGCAGGAAATGGTGGAAAACCAGACCCTGCTTAACGAGATCAACCAATTTAGTTTGAAGGCCGATCATTTTGAGGAAGTCCGACCGACGATGATTCAGCTCCTACAGAGCGGAGTCGCGCAGACGTTGGATGAAGCCTATGATAAGGCCATTCGGCTTGACCCGACCTTGTTTGAACAGACGCTTAAAGCCCAACAGGCTGAAGTGGCTGCAAAACAGGCGAAGGAGGCCAATCGGGTAGCGAAAACTGCCCGCGCAGCAGCGGTGAGCGTCAGAAGTGCCACACCCGGCCCAAACACGGCTCCCAAGGCAGCAAACCGTCGCGCCCTCTTGGAGGAGGCTTTCTCCGAAACAGAGCCGCGTTTGTAATTAACTGATAAAGGAGTCATCAAATGGCATTTGCCAACTCAAGTATCAGCGACATCATTGCTACCACCATTCAGAGCCGTAGCGGTGAGCTTGCTGACAACGTGACCAACAACAATGCGTTGTTGCGTCGTCTTAAGGAGCGTGGGAACGTCAAGACGTTCTCGGGCGGTAACGTGATTTTGCAGGAAATCATGTACACCGATCCGACCACGAACAACACGAACAGCTACTCCGGTTACGAAGTGCTGAACGTGGGTCAGAACAGCCCGATTAGCTCGGCGCAGTTCTCCATCACGCAGTACGCTTCTGCGGTGACTATCTCGGGTCTGGAGATGATCCAGAACTCGGGTAAGGAGGCCATCATTGACCTTCTTGACGGTCGCATGGAAGTGGCCGAAGCCCAGCTGGCTAACCGCATCAGCGGTGACCTGTATGGCGACGGCACCGGCAACGCGGGTAAGAACCTCACGGGTCTTGCTGCTGCTGTTCCGGATGACCCGACTGTTGGCACCTACGGCGGCATCAATCGCGCTGTGTGGACGTTCTGGCAGAGCAAGAAGTTCTCGGCTGCCGCTGATGGCGGTGGTGCGGGCGCTGTCTCCAGCACGACGATCCAAGGCTACATGGACGCCTTGGCCGTGCAGCTGGTTCGTGGCACCGACAAGCCTGACCTGATCGTGGCCGACAACAACTACTATCGTTTCTACTTGCAGTCGCTACAGGCGATTCAGCGTATTACCGAGAGTGGTTCGGGCATGGCGGGCGCGGGCTTTGCCTCCCTCAAGTATTACGGCGCGGGCATGGCCTCCGACGTTGTGCTGGACGGTGGTATCGGTTCGTCCACCTACAACAGCGGTTCGGGGAACGCCAACCATATGTGGTTCCTCAACACCAAGTACCTGATGTTCCGCCCCCACAAGGATCGCAACTTTGTTCCGATCGGTGGCGAGCGTCAGGCCGTCAACCAAGACGCTAAACCAACATTGCACTAATGGCGTCTATAAACCCTCTCTGATTGACTTGGAAACCCGGAAGCGGGCAACAGGGGCCAAGCGAAAGCAGGCTGAACGACTAAGTGAGAGGGGGCAAACGAAAACGGTTTGCCATGCGATAGTCTGAACTGCGGTATAACCAAAGAAGCCGCAGAGGGTGATCCGAAGAGGTCGCCCCGCCATCCGAAAGGGTGGTCAGTAGCCGAAAGGCGAAGTAACAGAATGATTGTGAAACTGATTGGCTGGGCCGGTAACCTTACCTGCTCGGGCAGCCAGTTCCAAGGCGTGTTGATTGCTTAAGGAGTACACGACAATGGCTGTTTCAACTAGTAATCTCATTGGCGTGGCTCTCGGCTATTCCGACACGACCGCACAGTTCAAGACCGGCACGACCGTGAACTTGGACGATGGTGGTCAGGCCATTTATGTGCAGGCGGCTTCTACCGTCAGCACCTACATGGCGGTGTCGGTAAAGGGTGACAACACCGTTGTGCCGTTGACCACGACTAACTCGGCAAGCAGTAAGGCCGTTGGCTTTGCTCAGACGTCCATTGCCTCAGCCTCTTATGGCTGGGTGCAGCTGGGCGGCAAACCGGTTGTTAACCTTGCTGCGTCATGCCTCCCGGCGGTTCCGCTCTTTACGACGGCTACCGCTGGAACGCTTGACGACGCCACGGTAACTGGCGGTCTGGTTGAGGGCATCGTTGCCCTGACCACGGCCTCTGGTGCTACCGCGTTGACCTGCGTTGCGGGCTACCCGCACGTTGCAACGGGCGTTGTGGGCTTCTGATGAAGCCTCTGGAGATCACGGTACAGGCGGCAGGCACGGCAGAGGAGCTTTGCTCCAACATCCGCTCTGCGCTGTCCCGTGGTCTGCCAGAACTGGCCCTCGCTCCCATCAAGCACGATGGCAACATCGTATTGGTGGCGAGCGGGTGGTCTATGCCGGACTACATTGACGAAATTAAGGCGCACCGCCGAGCCGGTCGCCCGATTGTGGCTGTAAAGGCTGCACACGACTTTCTAGTAGAAAACGGGGTAAACCCCGACCTGTGGATTAACCTTGACCCGCGTGACCGCACAAACGGTATCCAGCGGCTTAACGACCACACGGTATATATGCCCGCCTCACGCTGCCCACCGTCCACGTTTGATTACCTTAAGGGCCGCAAGGTGCTGTTATGGCATTCATGGGCAGAAGGCCCAGAAATGACCGCAATTGGCGGTGGCAAATTAGCAGTTGGTGGCGGCACTACGTCAGGACTGCGAGCAGTCAACATTGGTTATTTGCTTGGATTTCGCAACTTTACGCTGTATGGGTACGACAGCTGCAACCGCGCTGACGGCGTAAAACGCTTCACGGGCGACAAAGCCGGTGTGTCAATTGACGTATTTGTAGGCGGCCCTACGGGGCGCAAGTTTAACTGCAACATGGCAATGGCCCAGCAGGCCAACGAATTCCAAAAGCTGTTTGATGTGATGGGAGACATCACCGTGGATGCGCGTGGCCCCGGCTTAATTGCCGAAATCATGCGCGTTCGTAACGAGCGCAAGGCCGCTTAATGGCGATCCCCTCCCGAGTATTGGGTAGCGGGGTAAACCAACTATCCACGGTGTCAATTTGCGGCGACGGCGTTGCATCGCTGACCGCCGCTGGCACATCAGCCGGTAACGCAACAGCCATTACCTACGTTTACACCAACGTCACCACCGTTGCCTCGGGTGCTGGCGTTAAACTGCCGCCGACCGAAATGGGTGAGACGGTCATTATCAAAAACACGGGCGCAAACCCGTTGACGGTTTACCCATACGACGCCAATAGCAGCATCAATAACGTCGGCTACGGCACTATTAACCCTGACTGCTCGGCCATGTTTTTTGCCGTTAGCAATACGTTATGGGAGGAATTGCAGGGCTTTGGCCGCTCGGTTCCCATCCTGCATTACGGTGCGTTTTCGGACACTACGACGCAAACCATTGTGTCCACCAACACCGCTTACGCGATGACGTTTAACACCACAGACGCGGCAAATGGGGTCAGCATTGGGTCGCCCACCTCGCGCCTCGTTGTGGCAAATCAGGGCGTTTACAACGTCCAATTTTCAGCGCAGTTGGATAAAACTTCTGGCGGAGCAACAGTTATCCACATTTGGCTACGCAAAAACGGCACTAATGTGCCAAACACCACTAGCAGGGTTGTCGTACAAGGCACCGCTGCGGAGTTGGTGGCGGCATGGAATTTTGTCATCCAACTTGAACCCACCAATTATGTAGAATTGATGTGGGAAGCCAATGACGCAGACGTAGTTTTACTTGCGGCAAGCGCCACAAGCGTTTATCCCGCAATCCCCTCGGTCATTTGTACCGTAACACAGGTCAACAACCTGTAATCCCCACAGGAGCAAGGACAATGCCATTAGATAGCGACATCAACAACGCCGACGCCCAACTGCACGTTGAGTTTTACACCCGTGACGAAGGCGCAAACGCAGGCAAAACCTACGTTCGCATCATGGCACCGGGTGACAAAACCAATATCCTTGACCAGCCGTTGCGCGACGACCACAAAGAGCGTTTCCCGCGTCAATGGCTTCATTACCAGATTCAACAGAACGAGGGTGCGGCAGAGCAGATGGGTACGCCGCTCTCGCAATGGAACAAAGACTCCCCCGAGGAAATCAACCGCGACCAAATTGCAGAGTTGAACATCCTTAAGTTTGTGACCGTGGAGCAGCTTGCGCTGGCCTCGGATGCCCAGCTTCAGCGCGTAGGCATGGGCGGCATTGGCTTGCGTGAGCGGGCGCGTTTGTACTTGAACCGCAAGAACCGCAGCGAAGCGAGCGCGGAGCTTGAGGACACCAAGAAACAGTTGGCGGCATTGCAGGCACAGATGGCATCGTTGTTGTCAGATCGCACCGACGAGCCGAAGCGCCGTGGCAGGCCGCCGAAAGAGTTAGCGGAGGCATAGTATGGGCAGCACGATGATTCAACTCATTCAGCAATGTACGAATGAGTTAGGCATTCCGACGCCAAGCACCGTGGCAGGCAACCAAAGCCAAGAAACGGTGCAGTTACTGGCGCTGATGAACGCCGTTGGATATGAGTTGTTACGTCGTGCTGATTGGCGAGAACTGACCCGCCAACATACGTTTTACACCGAAGCCACCACCGCAACCGGATCGTGGGTTGATGGCGTAGCGGTTATTACCGGCCTTGCCTCTACGGCAGGGCTGGATACGACCTATCAGGTGCAAGGTAATGGCATTCCGAACGCCACTTACATCACCTCGGTTGGTGCTACGACCGTCGATATTAACTACCAGCCGACTGCGACCGTTGTGAACGGTGAGGTTATCTTCCAGAAGGTCAAATACGACCTGCCGGTGGATTACTACAGCACGGTCAACCGCACCCATTGGGACAAGAGCAAGCGTTGGGAAATGCTTGGCCCCGAGTCCCCGCAGCAATGGGAATGGTTGTTGTCGGGCTATATCAGCACCGGCCCGCGTATCCGTTGGCGTTTGCTCGGCCAATACTTCCAGATTTGGCCGGGTATGAACGCGGGCGAACTGCTCGGCTTTGAGTACCGCAGCAAGGGCTGGGCATATAACGCCTCTGGCATCGTGCAAAACAGCATGACGGCAGACAATGACACCTGTATCTATCCAGATCGGGTCATGGTTCTGGCGACCAAGCTGAAGTATTTTGAGGCCAAGGGCTTTGACACCACCGCGCTATACCGCGATTACCTGATGGAGCTTGAGGCCGCCATCGCGCAGGATACGGCAGCCGCTAACCTCTCGTTTGCCCCGCGACCGGGTACGGTGTTGATCGGTTACGACAACATCCCCGACAGCGGCTACGGTACGGATAGTTAAGCATGGCGTCCCCTACGCGCCGCAGGTTGATTCAGCGAACGCAGGCCAACGTCGCCTCGCTCCCGCCCCCGGTTGGGGGTTGGAACGCCCGCGACGCGCTTGCGAACATGGCTCCTACGGATGCCGTGACGCTGGATAACTTGTTTCCGGGCGTTTCTAGCGTGATGCTGCGTGGCGGCTACGACAAACACGCCACCGGAATGACGGGTCAGGTTGAAAGTCTGCTGACCTACAGCGCCGGAACAACGGACAAGTTGTTTGCGGTTGTTGGCGGTAGCATCTTTGACGTTACCTCCGCTGGCCCTGTTGGCGCTGCGGTAGTAAGCGGGCTTTCTAATAGCCGGTGGGAATACACCAACGTTACGACGGCAGGCGGCAGTTATTTGTATGCCGCAAACGGGGCTGATAAGCCGCTGCTGTACAACGGTTCATCATGGACGCCAATTGACGGGGCATCAACGCCTGCTATCACGGGCGTTACGGTAACCAAGTTAATCCAGCCGACGCTGTTTAAAAGCCGCGTTTGGTTCATTGAGAAAGACACCCTAAAAGCATGGTATTTGCCGACAGCATCTGTGGGCGGTGCCGCACAGGCGCTTGACCTGTCATCAGTTGCCCACCTTGGCGGCAACTTGGTGGCAATGGCCGCGTGGACGATTGACGCGGGCTACGGTGTAGACGACAACCTCGTATTTGTAACCGATCAAGGTGAAGTGCTGGTATATCGCGGCACAGACCCCTCTAGCGCCTCCACATGGGCGTTAATCGGCATTTGGGTCATCGGTGCGCCAATTTCCCGCCGTTGTTTGCTGAAATACGGCGGTGATTTGCTGGTTTTGACGCTAGATGGCCTGATTCCGATGGCCTCGGCGCTGCAATCGTCACGGCTTGACCCCAACGTGGCGCTGTCAGACAAGATTCAAGGTGCGTTTGCGGTTGCTGCCCGCACTTACAAAAACAACTTTGGCTGGGGGATGTTGTATCACCCGCTAAACAATGCCTTGATGGTTAACGTACCGGTGTCAACTGGCGCACAAGTGCAGTTTGTAATGAACAACATCACGAAGGCGTGGTGTCGGTTTACCGGCTGGTACGCCAACTGCTTTGCTTTGCTAAACGATGAGCCTTATTACGGCTCTGACGGCTATGTAGCAAAAGCGTGGACAACCGGAACCGGATCAGCTGGTTACAACGACAACAGCCAAGCCATCAACACCCGCGCATTGCAGGCGTTTAACTACTTTGACACCCGTGGCGTTATCAAATACTTCACCCGTGGGCGCGTTACGACCTACAGCAACGGCCAGCCGACCATCGGCGTTGGTATTGCGGTGGATTTCCAGACCGATGACTTCCTTGGTGCGCTGTCATTTGTGGCAACGAATTACGGCCTGTGGGACGTAGGTCTGTGGGATCAAGCAATCTGGGGCAGCAACAGCATTGCCAATAACACCGTTGTGGGCTTAAGCGGCATCGGATATTGCGGCGGCATTATTTTTAACAGCAGCAGCAAGAACGTTTCGCTTGAGTGGGCATCAACCGACATCGTGTATCAACTCGGATGGGCTGGAATATAGTTAGCGGCCCTCAAGTGGGGGCATGGGTCACGGCGCAGACGGAAGGGGCGTTTGATCCCTCTCGGTCAGTTGCCATCGGCCTTGAGCGTGACGGGGAGTTGGTAGCGGGGACGGTTTACGAGAATTGGAACGGGCGATCCGTTGTTTGCCACATTGCTTGGCAGCGGGTCACTCCGGCTTATATGGCGGCTGTGTACGATTATGCGTACAACGTCGCAGGAGTTGATAAGATAATAGGGCCAATCAGCAGCAACCATACCCGGGCGCTCGCATTGGTCAGCAAGATGGGATTCTCGGAAGAGGCGCGAATTAAAGAAGCCGCGCATGATTCTGGGGATATTGTTTTGATGACGCAGACACCCGACAAGTGTCGATACTTGGAGCCTCGGTATGGGCAAAAAATCACCGGCACCGCCGCCAGCGCCTGACTACACCACCCTTGCGATTAAGCAGGGTGAAGCCAATATGGCTGCCGCCAGACAGTCGGCGTATATGTCTAATCCCAACGTTTACGGCCCGACTGGCAGTCAGGTTGTTACGTGGACAAAAACGCCCACCGTAGACACCGACGCTTATAACAAGGCGTTACAAGCGTGGCAGGATCGTGGCGCACAGTACGGTTTTGAGGGAATTGGTGAAGCGCCAAGCCAAGAACAGTTCACGACCTACATTGAGCAACCAACGATTACGCAAAGCCTTGGAAGCCCCGAGGCGCTGCAAGCGTTACGCGCTCAAGAGCGAGCGCAACTGTCTATGTCGCAAGCCGCTGAAGGCGCGGCGGGCGGGTTACGCAACCTTGGCATTGCGTCGGCATTTAGCCCGCAAAACCTGCCGTCTCTGCAATACAACGTCCCGGGCGCAGGCGGTTTGCAGCGTGAGTTAACACCGCCAAGCGAATCCATCGGATATACGCAAGCCGGAGAAGCAATTAGTGGCATTGCAGGCGCGCCGCAAGCGGGATATACGCCAGTTGGTGCGTTTTATGCCGAACCGCTGCCGGGAACGATGGGCGCTGGGCAAACGGCAACTGGTGCTGTGCCGGTGCAAGGTGCAAGCAACGTACAAAATCAATTTTTTGGATTGGCGCAGGGCGGCCCCGCCGCACCTACCGACCTCGGTCAATTAGGCACATCGCAGTTTTATTCACAGGCAGCCCCCGACGGGCAGATGTTTGGCACCGCACAAGGCGGCCCCGCAGGCGGTTTGTTTGGCATGGCAGGCGCAGGCCCGCAAGGAATCAACCTGCAAGGGCTTGATTTGTCTGGCATTGGCGGTGTGGCTGGTGGCCCACAACAGGGTCAGTTTGGTTACGCGCAGCAGTTTGTTGGTGGCCCGCAATTACAAGGGCAGATTGACGTATCCAACATTGCACAAGGCCCAATCAATGCAGGCACAACGGCGCAGCAGGCGATCCTGTCGCGTTTGTCGCCGCAATTGCAGGGCGAACGTCAGGCGCTTCAAACGCAGTTGATTAACCAAGGCTTGCGACCCGGTGGCGAAGCGTACAACTCTGCCATGTCGGCTCAAATGCAGAAGGAAAACGACCTTCTTCTGCAAGCCGCCGCGCAGGGCATCAGCCTTGACCAAGCCGCACGACAGCAACAGTTTGCCGAGCAGCAGTCTCGCGCCATGTTTGCCAACCAAGCGCAGCTGCAAGGCTTTGGCGCTGGCATGGAGCAGGCGGGTCTATACAACACCGGCCTTGGTCAAAACCTGTCGCAGTCGCTTGCCACGCAAGCCGCGCAGAATCAGGCGCAGCAGCAAGCGTTCCAGCAGCGGTTGCAGGCGGGTGAGTTTGGGCAGGAAGCGCAACTGGCGTCATTTGGTACGCAGCAGTCAGCGCAAGATGCGTACAACCGCGCCATTGCCCAGAACTTTGCACAAGCCCAAGCCGCACAACAGATGGGCAATCAGGCTATCGGGCAGAATTTTGAGCAGGCATTAGCCGCCCAACAAGCGCAAAACGCAGCCATTGGTCAAAACTACCAGCGGGCGCTTGGCGCAAGTGAATTTAACCGCGCTGGCTTGCTCGCGCAGTTTGGTATGGGGCAGCAGGCACAGGAGCTTGCTAACCAAGCCCTCGCGCAAAACTATCAGACAACGTTTGATCAGGCTCGTTTGCAAAACGAAGCCATGCAGCAAGTCTTTAACCAGACGGTTGCACAGGCCGAATTGGCAAATGCTGCCCGTTCGCAGAACTTCCAACAGGAATTGGCTGCACAGCAAACCAATTTAGCGCGTCAAGCTCAACAGGCTGGTCAGTCGCAGGAAGCAGCGCAGTTTTATAACCAAGCGCAGGCTCAAGCGATGCAGCAGGAGTTGGCGCGTCAGGCGGCACAGAACCAAGCGCAATCGCAGCGATTTAATCAGCTGATGATGCAACAAGATCAGCGTAATGCTGCCATTGGTCAAGGTTTTGACATTGGCGCACAACGAGCCGCGTTCCAGAACCAAGCGCAGCAACAGCAGTTCCAACAGAACATGGCGCAGCAGCAGTTCTACAACACAGCGATTCAGCAGGCGTTGGCGCAGCAGGCGGCAATTCGCAGCATTCCGGTCAACGAGATCAGCGCGTTGTTGTCAGGCGGTCAGGTCAGCGTGCCGCAATTCCAAGGCTACAGCGGCGTCACGGTCGCTCCCGCGCCCATCTTCCAAGGTGGTCAGGCGCAGGATGCAGCCGCGATGCAGCGGTATGGCATCCAAGCCAATCAGGCTGCGAGCAATGCGGGCGGGTTGTTCAACCTTGCAGGCTCGCTCGGTAGCGCAGCCATCATGGCGTCAGATCGCCGTTTGAAGTCCAACATCGTGCGCGTAGGTACGCATCCGCTCGGCATAGGCGTGTACGAGTACGACATCTTTGGCGAGCGTCAGCGCGGCGTCATGGCTGACGAAGTTGAATCTGTGATGCCAGAGGCGGTAGTAACGCATCCGGCTGGCTTCCAAATGGTCAACTACGGGATGCTCTAATGCGGTACACCAAAACCTTCAAAGAGCGAAACGACGCACAGCGATTGGCAGAAATGCTGGCAATGCAGGAGGCTAACCAGCGGGTCAGCACCGATTACGGCGCAATGCCGACAATGGCGACGCCAAGCGCCTCTGTTGATCCGTTAGAACTGCTTAAAATGCGGCAAATGGCTAATCGCCGCGTCGGCCAAAGCGTTGGACGCAACACTTATGACACCGTAACGCCCATGAACACGCAAGGATTAGCATGAACGGATTTACCCCAGACCGTAAGCCGCAGCAGATGGCGCGTATGCTTGCAATGCAAGAACGCAATCTGTCGCTGAATAGCCCCGGCAACAATATGCGTAACGTGCCGCAACCGAATCTGATGTACGCAGGTGGTACGCCTAACACTAACCCCGGTGTGCCGCCGCAAGCCATGAACTTTAATGGCCCGCCGCAGTCGCGTCAGGGCGGTATGCCGATGGGATATGGCCCCCCGATGGGTGGTACGGGCAACCGAGGTATGGCACCTCCCGCCCCGGGCGGCATGAGCCGTGGGATGTCACCGCAGATTGGCGGCAATCGCCCGCGTGGCCCCGGTGCAATGGGTTACCCCGCCTCCCCCGGCATGACAACGCCGCAGGGAGGTGGCTACAGAGGGGATTTTGACTATGGCACAGAGTAAAGTTCGCACCGTTCCCACGTTCCGCGCCCCGTCAGCTTACGAAGAAGAAATGATGAGGGCGCAGCGCCAACAGCAGTTGGCCGAAATGCTGCGTCAGCAGGCTTTTACGCCTGACGAGGAGCCGTACACTTTCCAAGGCTTTCGTGCCACGCCATCCCCAACTAACGCACTTGCTCGCGTACTATCTGCGTATACATCTAAAAAGTTAGGCGAAAAAGCCGAAGAAGCCGAGGGTAAAGCGCGTCAAGCCGACCTTGAGGCATTTGAAACGCTGCGCCGCGACCTTGGCCCGCAGACGCGCACCGTCGCCCCCGATATGTTTGGCGATCCGATGGAAATGGGCAGCAAGTACACGCCGCCCGTGACCGAAACGGTCATGCCTACCTATCAACAGCGCGAGGAAACATTGAGCCGTGCGCTGGCAAGCGGTACGCCAATGGCGCAGCGGTACGCACAGTTGATGCTGTCGCGTCAGCCGCAGGTCAGCCTTGAGGCGATCATGGAAGCATCGCCAGAAAGTCGCCAAAAATACCAAGAAACGGGCGATCCGTTTGCGTTGGCAAAGCCACCAAAAGCGCCTAATTTGCCAAGCAGTTATGAAGAATATTTGATTGCGTCTAAAGACCCCAACTATTCAAGATTTATAACTGAAAACAAAGGCAACAAGACTATTGTGTTGCCGGGCGAAAGAACAACTAACGTATTGTCTGATGAATTTGCCAAAGGTATTGCAGCACAAGACCTTGAAACCATCAAAACAGGCGACGCCGCGTTAGGGCAAATTGAAGTTGCAAACAATGTGCGTGATTTGCTTCAGCAAAACCCAATTACCGGCACGGGAGCACCCGCACGACTTGCGCTTGAAAAAGGTTTGGCAAGTGCAGGCTTTATTGCGGGTGATCGTGCAAGCGTTACAGAGAATTTGTCGGCAAATCTCGCCAAAGCAACACTTTCCCTTGTTAAAACAAGTGGTTTGGGTTCTGGTCAAGGATTTACTGATAGCGACCGCAAATTCTTGGAAAAAGCGGCAGCGGGTCAAATTGAAATGACTGACAAAAATTTGCGTTACCTTGCTGACTTGAACGACAAGGCGGCGCGAGCCAACATTGCTCGTAGTAATGCTGTTAGAGCGCGTTACCGAGAGTTGCCCAATTTCCGGGGAATGCCGGGAATGTTGCCGAATATTGACTTACCGCCCGTATATGGCAGTCAGTTGCCCCCCGGCGCAAAGTTGGATCGTCGGTAAGAGGTATCAGCATGGCTTACCAAGAAGGCGCAACAGCAACCAACGACAAGACGGGTCAGCGGTACATTTTCCGAGGTGGAAAGTGGGAAGAATTAACGCCGCCGCCACCGACTTCAGCGCGAACAATGGGCGCAAACTTGTCGCCCACAGCGCAAGGCGCAATGACGTTTGGGCAGGGCGCGACGTTCAATATGTTGGACGAGTTGGCGGGCGCTGCTGCGCTTGGGCAAATGGGTCAATCTTACGCAATGGGCGGCACAAACGTCGCTCCAACTCGCGCCGATTACACCGCTCCGCGTGACATCGTGCGCGGCGGCACAGAACGCTTTGCCGAAACCAATCCAAACCTTGCCCTTGGCCTAGAAATGGCTGGTGGCTTGGCTACGTTGCCGATCAGCATGGGTGGCTCTGCTGCGCCTGTTGGCGCAAACATCGCTTCTCGCGCTGGGCGTTACGTCGCCCCCGTTGCAGCGCAGAGCGCCGTCAGCGCGGCAGGCGCAAGTGAAGCCACCGAGCCGTCAGAGCTTGGCATGGACATCCTGTATGGCACGGGCGTTGGTACTGCTACGGGCGGCTTAACGGGTCTTGGCATCAAAGGCGGTGGTTCGTTAATTCGCCGCGTGACGCCGAACATGAAGCGCGACTTTGAATTGCAGCCCGCTCGGGAGCGCCTTGCACAGCTGTTGCAGCGCGATGCGTACTCTCGTATGCCGCCTGACACGCTTGCCAAGCAGGATCGCATTGCCGAGATTGAACGGCAGTTGAAAGTGCTTCCCGGCCCGTCACAGTTAAAGGCTCGGCTGCAAGAAGAACTGACTGCGCTGACTAGCGGCGTTGAGGCTGACCCGACCGAGATTGCTGCCGCTCGGCTGCAACGTCCCCGTGGCGGTGGCCTTGGCCCAGAAGCTCCCATCGCCGCAACTGGCTCTGCAACGCGAAGCGAGTTAGCGTTGCTGCGTAATCAGCCCGGCTCTACCGAGGGGATGATTGAGCGCGGTACTCGCCCGCTGGTAAATCGCCGCGGTGATCGTTTAATTGAGGCATCAGATCGCTTGCTTGAGGCAGAGGGAGTGCCTTTCCGCGCTACGGTTCGCCAATACACAGAGCAAGCTAAAGCCAAATCAGCGCCGTACTACAACCAGCTGCAAGATTTGGATTTCCCAGTAGACGCCAAACTAGCCGAAATACTGAACCGCGCTCGCAAAGCATACAGCGAGGCAGAAGAATTGGCGTTAGTGTCGGGAATGCCAGAAAAACTTAACCTTAACGAGTTGCGCCCCGGTGATCGTGTTCCGTTTGGCGTGTTAGACACGTTGAAACGGGCGCTTTACGACATTGAGGAAGGCGCAAAGGGTGAGTTTGGCAAAGCAACCGAAAAAAGCCGTGCATACACAGGTTTGCGCCGTGAATTGACGGAAAAACTTGACCAAATTTCACCGAAAGACGATCAAGGTCGCAGCATTTATCAGCTTGCCCGTGAAAATTTTGGCAGCGAAACGCAAATTGCCGAGGGCATGAAGCGTGGCCGCGATGTTATGACGCAAGACATTGAAGAATTGTCTGAAATCATTGATGACATGGAACCCGCGCAGTTGCGGGCATTCCGTCTTGGCGCTGCACAAGCATTAAGGGATCAGGCGGGAACGCCAGCAGGTCAAACCAAACTGATGAGCTTGCAGAAATCTCCCGCAATGCAAAAGCGATTGAGATTGGTGTTTGGCAACAACTTCCGCGAGTTTCAAGCCACGGTGTTGCGTGAGGCAGAACTGCAAAAGACTGCCCGAGCGGGTGAAGGGTCGCAAACCTTCCGTTTAGGAGCGGGCGAGCAAGATCAAAGTGCGCTTGCCAAAGCGTTGCAGGCGGCGCAACTCGCACAGGGCGACGTTTTAAGCAGCGCCGCTGTTGTTGCAGCCAAAGACAAAGGCAAAAAACTTAACGAAAGGCAGCGTCAACAGTTAGCAGAATTGCTGTTGCTGAAAGGCCAGCCTGCACAAGACGAATTGCGTAATGTGCGTTTGTATCTAGAGCGACGCGCAGCGGCACAGCGCCGCGCACAAGAGGCGTCGGGTCGCATTGGCGCATTCGGCGCTGGTTACGGCGCAGGACAGGAATAGGAGATAAACGATGAGTTTTAACGGCAGCGGCACATTCCTCATCAACTCGGCAGGGCAGCCTGTCGTTGCTAACACCGTCATTTCGTCCACGGTCTTTAACCAGTTGACCGCTGACCTTGCTACGGGTCTATCCACTTGTATCACCAAGGATGGACAGACCACGCCCACGGCTAACATCCCGATGGGTAACAACAAGATCACCGGCATGGCACCGGGTACGCTCGGCACCGATGCGGCAAACCTGACGCAGGTACAAACCAGCGTTGCCAAGTTAATTACCTCTGTTTCGGGCGCTGACACCATTACCGGCATCATGTCGCCTACCTTGCTGTCGTATGCGGCGGGTCAGATGTTCTACTTTGCGTCAGTTGGCGCAAATACCGGCGCTGTTACGCTCAACATTGACGGCTTGGGCGCTAGAGCGGTTACCCGTGACGGTTCATCGGCGCTAATCGCTGGCGACATCAACTCTGGCGAAATCGTGGTGGTCATTTACGACGGCACCCGATTCCAGATGATTAATGCCGCAAACTCGTTCGGCAACACGACGATTAACGGCACCCTGACCGTCACCGGCAAGAGCAACCTTGCGGAAGTGTCCACGCCGTCGATGAATGCGACGGTTGCGGTGATCGGTACGCTTACCGCTACGCAAGCCTCTGTTGCTTCTGCCAACCTTGGGACGGCAGTTGTCACGAATTTGACGGCTACCAACGCCTCGGTCACCTCGGCCAACGTTGGCACCGCTGTAGTCACTCGGTTGGATGCTACGGGAGCATCAGTTGCCTCCATTAACGCTGCTGTGGCGCTCTTTACCACGGCCACCGTCACCAACTTGCAGGCCACCGGAGCGTCGATTGCATCGGCCAACATCGGTAACTTGTCGTTGGTCGGCGTTTCGGTCGCCTCGGCTAATTTTGGTGTAGCCAACGTCACCGACCTACGCGCTGCGGGGGCATCGGTCACCTCTGCTAACGTCGGAACGGCGGTTATCACGACCGGCACCGTCACTAGTTTGACGGCAACCGGAGCCAGTATTGCCTCGGCTAACCTCGGCACGGCCAATATCACCGCGCTGACCCTAACCGGGGTGTCGGTGGCGTCGGCTAACGTCGGCGTTGCCAATATCACCGACCTACGAGCTGATGGTGCATCGGTAACGTCGGCCAACGTCGGCACAGCGGTCATTACCAACGGCACGGTCACTAACCTTTCGGCCACTAGCGCCTCGGCTGCCTCCATTAACGCAGCGGTCGCGCTGGTAACGACAGGAACGGTCACTAACCTAACCTCTACCTCGGCTTCTATCGCCTCGGCCAATCTCGGTACGGCGGTCATTTCCAACCTCACGCTGACGGGCGCATCTATCGCCTCGGTCAACGTTGGGGTTGCCAATGTCACCGATTTGCGGGCTGATGGCGCGTCAATCACCTCGGCCAATGTTGCTACCGCTGTAGTAACGAATCTGACGGCCACGGGGGCTTCCATTGCCTCGGCCAACGTTGGTACAGGGGTGGTAACAACGCTGACCGCTACGGGCGCAAGCATTGCCTCTGCCAACGTTGGTACGGGCGTTGTCACTACGCTGACCGCAACCGACGCCTCTATTGCCTCGGCTAACGCAGGAACGGCGGTAGTAACCAACCTGACCGCTACCAGCGCGTCAATTGCCTCGGTCAACGCCGGGGTGGCGCTGCTGACAACGGCCACGGTAACCAACCTTGCAGCTACTAATGCGTCCATGACATCAGCCAATCTGGTGTTGGCGCGGTTTATTGGTAGCTCGTCGGGTTACGTTGGATTGCAGGCGGCGGCTGCCGCTGGATCGACTACTTACACGTTGCCAACCGCTGACGGCGTTGGTGGGTATGTACTCACCACAAACGGGTCAGGTGTTTTATCATGGGTCGCCCAATCAGGCGGCGGCGGTGGTACTGGAAGCAACGCATTTGCATGGTTTATTTCGTGAGGGCATGACATGACTACGTTAGTTTTAGACGCAACCACAAAATCTATCGTTGTCGCCATGTCCGGGTCGGCGACGACTACGAACCCCGACTTTACCGCTGCATGGGCTGATGACACCGGCTCGGCGTTTACCGAGGGAGCCAGCGACGGTGCGCTAAACGGCACCAATTCGGTGACTTTGGTAGCCGCGCCAGCATCCAGCACTCGGCGCGTGATCAAATCAATCACGATTGAAAACAAAGACACGGCAGCGGTCACGATCACCGTTTCCTACAACAACAACAGCACCTTACGCACCATTGCCACGGTCACGTTGAACGTAGGCGACACATGGACAACCACCGGCACGTTTGACACCAACGGCTCGTTTAAGCAGACCCTTGGCACGGTCAACCTTTCCTCTGGCGTTACCGGCACGTTGCCGGTTGCTAACGGAGGTACTGGCACAACGACCGGCTCATTGGTCAACTGCACGGTTGATGGAACCAACCCGGTCGGTTACCGCAACATTCCGCAGTCAGGCTCGGCCAAAACGACGAGCTACACGCTTGCCACGGGCGATGTAGGCGAATTTATCAACGTCGGCACTGGTGGATCGGTGACGATTCCTAACAGCACCTTTGCCGCTGGCGATGTGGTGTCAATTTTCAACGACACAAGCGGTGCCATTACGATCACTTGCACCATTACAACCGCCTATATCGCAGGCACAGATGCGGATAAGGCTACGGTCAGCTTGGCAACGCGAGGTGTGGCGACGATACTGTTCCTCTCTGGTACGGTCTGCGTTATCAACGGCAACGTGAGTTAAGCCATGAGCGGCATTATGAGTTTGCTGCTCGCCGCCAA